TGAAGAACAACGGTTCAATCCCTGAAGGTTACACAATTAACCACTACCTGACAGACACCAATGCTTGGTTCTTGTGCACAGACGTTCCTAACGGCCTGAAGCACTTTGAGCGTATGGCCTTGACTACGTCAATGGACGGTGACTTTGATACAGGTAACGTTCGTTACAAAGCCCGTGAGCGTTACAGCTTTGGCTTCTCCGATCCACTGGGCGTCTTTGGCTCCCCCGGTTCGACCTAATATTTCTTTGGAAATATTTGAAAAGGGGCCTTGTGCCCCTTTTTCTTTTGGTGTATATTGCTTTTAATCCGGGCTTTCCGGTGTATCAAACAGTCCCGGCTGACGACATGCAGATTGATACGCCTAACTTGCATGTAAGGAAACAATCATGGCATTGACCACATTCTCCGGCCCAGTCTCGTCCCTCAATGGTTTTATCGGTGGTACAGCCGCTAGCCCTATTGCAGTAACAACTGCGGACAACATCTCTGAGTCTTACGCTACGACTTCTGCCGCTACTGGCGATACACGGCTTAGCTACAATAGACTGACCTTTACCTCTACAGGTTCAGGCGAAACATTTCGTGCTTTGACCCGAGTAACGGGTGCTAACGGCGCTACAGGCGGCACAATCAACGGTGCTCATATTTCTACTTCAATTAACACGGGCGGCACAATTTCTGGTGCGGCTAACGCAATCCGTGCAACCATTGGTGCTGCTGTTGCCGCTCCCGGCGGTACATTGGCTGCTTTGCAGTTGGATACTGACTTTGCTTCTGGCACAACTCTTGGTGCTGAAAGTGCTTTCATCCGCGTAACTGACTCGGGTGCTGGCACAGGCAAGATGACTCGCTTGATGAACGTTGGTACAGGTACAGGCTTGTTCACTGCGGCTACTAGCTCAAGCACTTTGGCTGGTGGCCTTAGAGTTCGTATTGCCGGTGCTGATTACTTTTTGGTTGTTGCTAGCGCAGTAGCCTAATGCAGATCACCAAGGAATTCTTGGAGACTGAGATTCGTGACCTTGAGACTGAAGCACAGAAGGCTAGTACCTTTTTGACTCAGGCTCAAGCCACAATCCAAGCGTACAAGATGCTTATTAACAGATTAGATGCACCTGAACCTGACAAAGAAACGGAGCAAGCATCATGATGCAGACAGACGTAAAAGCCTCTCATTTAGAGGCAACTGGCACGGCGGTCTCTGGCCGTACTAGGATTAAAGGCTATCAGTTTTTGACTGGCGGCACTGCTGGCGACATTACTTTCCGTGACGGGGGTTCCGGTGGCCCTATTCTTATAGAATTTAATATTGCTACTACGCCAACAAATCCGTTGTCGTTTACGGTACCCGGCGAAGGTGTTTTGTTTAGTACAGATGTCCACATTACTTTGCCCGCCAACGCCAAAATTACGGTGTTCTATGGCTAAGTCTCCAGCATGGACTCGCAAAGAGGGCAAATCCGAGAAGGGCGGCTTGAACGCCAAGGGACGGGCCTCGTACAACGCGGCCAACCCCGGGAAACCCGGATTGAAGCGTCCTCAACCCGAGGGCGGCTCACGCCGCGACTCCTTCTGCGCAAGGATGAGTGGCATGAAAAAGAAGTTGACCAGCGCAAAGACAGCGAACGATCCGAACTCACGCATCAATAAGTCTTTGAGGGCGTGGAACTGTAAGGATGGTGGCTATGTAACTGCGGCTGATGGCTGCGCTACAAAAGGTAAGACAAAAGGGCGGATGGTATGACTCAGCATGACACAGCTAAAGCAGTTGCAGATGGCGCGGCAGTCTTAACAACTGTCGGCGTTATGGCTACGTGGCTTCCGCCTTTGGCTTCTCTGTTCACGATTATTTATCTTGGACTTCGTATTTGGGAGTCTGATACTGTTCGTGAAATGACTAAACGCAAGAAGGCAGATGATGCCGTCGACGAGTAAGAAACAACACAATTTCATGGCGGCGGTGGCTAACAACCCATCGTTTGCTAAGAAAGCAGGAGTCCCACAGTCTGTGGGCAAGGATTTTACAACTGCGGACAAGGGCCGCAAATTTTCAAAAGGTGGTGATACTATGGCTTCTAAAATGAACCCCGGCTTCATGGCAATGATGGCTAAGAAAAAAGGTGCTCCTGCTAAGAAAATGGCTGGTGGCGGTATGCCCATGAAAGACGGTAAACCCGCTTTCATTGGTGATGGTAAAGGCATGAAACACGGCGGCATGGCAATGGGTAAAGTTAAAACAGCCGCCCCTAGCCGTGACGGTATTGCTGAAAAAGGCAAAACCAAAGGCAAGATGATCGCCATGAAGTACGGCGGCAAAGCCTGCTAAGAAGTCATCATGGCAACCGTAAAACCCACAGGTAGCGTAGTCAAGTCTTTAAAGAAGGCTGGGTTTTACGGTGCAAGTGAACCCAAACGGCTGGCTATTATCAACAAAGTCACAACCAAACCCCAGCGGATAAAGATGGTTGACAAATTGTTTTTAGCCAAGAAAGTTAAAGGCGGTACAAAATGATGGCCAGTCGCGGTATGGGGGACATCTCCCCTTCTAAAATGCCCAAGGGTAAGAAGAAGGCCCGGCGGGACGACACTGACTTTACCCAGTACAAAGAGGGTGGGAAAGTGAATGCGGCTGGCAATTACACAAAGCCCAGTCTTCGCAAGAAGATCGTGTCTCAAGTAAAAGCCGCCGCAACGCAGGGTACTGGTGCAGGTCAGTGGTCAGCGCGTAAAGCTCAGCTTGTTGCCAAGAAGTACAAGGCGGCAGGCGGGGGTTACCGAGATTGAAAGCGCCTCAGAAATCATTGAAGGACTGGGGCGACCAGAAATGGAGAACCAAAAGTGGTAAAAAATCTTCTGACACTGGTGAGCGATACCTTCCTAGCGCTGCGATTAAGAGCCTCAGTCCTGCTGAGTACGCTGCGACAACGCGTGCGAAACGTGCTGGCAAAAAAGCCGGAAAACAATTTGTAGCGCAACCCAAAACAATTGCGAAGAAAACGGCAGGATTTAGATGACCACTTCAGGAACCACAGCGTTTAACCTTGACCTCACTGAGTTGGTTGAGGAAGCGTTTGAACGCGCTGGTTCGGAGTTGCGTACGGGCTACGACTTGCGTACAGCACGTCGTTCATTGAACTTGATGTTTGCTGATTGGGCAAACCGTGGTGTCAACATGTGGACGTTTGAGCAGGGGACAATTAACCTGACTCCGGGTCTGAACAACTACGCACTACCCGTAGATACAGTGGATCTACTTGAGCATGTTATTCGCACGGGCGCGGGGAACGTGTCTACGCAGGCTGACCTGACCATCACGCGTATTAGTGTTTCTACCTACGCCACGATCCCCAACAAACTGCAGCAAGCCCGACCAATTCAGGTGTGGTATCAGCGTTTGGATGGCCAAACATCGTCCATAGGGACTACATTAAATGGTGGAATCACAGCCACGGCAACCACGATTACATTGACTTCCACTGCTGGACTCCCAGCTACAGGGTTCTTGTTGATTGAGAACGAAACTATTCAGTACGGCTACATCTCTGGCAACGTGCTTAACAACTGCTTCCGTGGGCAGAACGGCACAACTGCAGTGCAGCACGCATCTGGCGTGTCTGTGTTTACGCAGAATTTACCCTCTATAACTGTTTGGCCAACACCCGACAACAGCACAACGTATCAGTTTGTTTACTGGCGCATGCGCCGTATTGATGATGCTGGCGGTGGTGTACGCACGATGGATGTGCCTTTCCGCTTCCTGCCCTGTATGGTGGCGGGTCTAGCTTACTATTTGGCTCTTAAGATTGAAGGTGGCGCTGAGCGCCTGCCTGTTTTGAAACAACAATACGATGAAGCTTGGCAGTTGGCGGCTGATGAAGATCGTGAGAAGGCTTCGGTTCGTTTTGTTCCGAGGCAAATGTTTATTGGCAGTGGTACGTAAATGGGCAATCGGTTTGCTTCTGGTAAAAACAGTATCGCCATGTGCGATAGATGCGGCCAACAGTTCAAATTGACGGCGCTTCGTAAAGAGATACAGAAGACAAAGATTTATAATCTGCTTGTGTGTAGCACGTGTTTTGATCCCGATCAGCCGCAGTTGTTGTTGGGTATGTACCCAGTGGATGATCCACAGGCTGTGCGCAATCCGCGCAAGGATACAACGTACGTTACGGCAGGCGTAAACGCCAGTGGCAGTCTGACTGGCGGTTCGCGGGATCTTCAGTGGGGGTGGAACCCCGTTGGTGGGTCAAGCAGTTTTGATGTTGCTTTGACGCCAAACTATCTTGTGGCTACTGCTTTTGTTGGTACAGTTACAGTGAGCGTTTCATGAAGAACAAGTCAGAAGCTTTACTTGCGGGGGATAAAAAATATCAAGGTGTGCCGTGTAAAAACGGGCATTCTGGGATACGTTTTGTAGTCAATGCTGACTGTATTGAGTGCGCAATGAACAGGCAACGTACAACAAGTAGAAAAGAGTACTTGGTAAATTACCGTAAAAACAGTGAAAAACTTAGAACGTACCAAGTAACATATCAAAAAATGTATGAGCAGACCGAAAAAGTTAGAAAAATGCGTGCGCAATACCGTAAAGACCATTCCGCACAATGGACTGCAAAAACAAGAAGATACCAAGCAGCTAAAGAAAACAGAACCCCAGAGTGGCTGACGCTTGAAGACAATTGGATGTTTGAAGAAATTTACGCGTTGGCGGCGTTACGTACCAAAATTTTTGGTTTTCAATGGCATGTTGACCATGTAGTTCCCTTGCAAGGTAAACTTGTGTCAGGATTACATACCCCGTACAATTTGCAGGTAATACCTGCGTCAAAAAATTTAAGTAAGTCGAATCAATTTACCGTTACATAGGAGTCTAGTATGGACAAGAAAGATTTAGCCCAAGACAAGAAGATGATTAAGTCTGCTGTCGGCAAGCACGAGAAAAACATGCACCCGGGCAAAAAGCCTACAAAGCTTGCCAAGGGCGGTAAGACCAATGAGATGATGCTCAAGTATGGTCGTGGCATGGCTAAAGTAGCTAATCAACGCGGAGACTAATCATGGCCAAGATTAACAATCTACCTGCTTCTGCATACGCTAAGCCACACACAATGGATGGCAGACCTGTAGGCATATCCGAGAACCCCGGCATCCCCCCAAACCGCAGTAAAGCTGACACCGTTAATATGTCTATTGGCAATATCAGCAAAGCGGCTGGTAACGAAACCACTAAGACATCCGGTATCGTCACCCGTGGTAACGGCGCGGCGACCAAGGGAACTATGGCACGAGGCCCAATGGCATGAATTACACGCAACTCAGCAACGCAATCCAAGCGTACACGGAGAACACGGAAGCAGATTTCGTGGCTAATATCCCCGTGTTCGTTCAGCAAGCTGAAGAGCGTATATTCAACTCGGTACAGTTTCCGTCTTTGCGCAGTAATGTGACAGGCGCAACAACAACAAACAACAAGTACCTGCAGTGCCCCATAGACTTTTTGGCAGTGTATTCTTTAGCTATTATTAGCGCCAATGGTGAGTACGAGTACTTGTTAAACAAAGACGTTAACTTTATTCGGCAAGCATACCCACAGCCCACAGACACAGGGCTTCCTAGGTACTACGCTTTGTTTGGCCCACGTTCAGACAATCCGGCTGAGCTAACTTTTATTCTTGGCCCAACGCCAGACGCCGCATACGGGGCGGAACTGCACTACTTCTTCTACCCACCGTCTATTGTTCAATCTCCTGTAGCCAGTCTTGGTGCAATTACAGGGGGCAGTGCTTACACTAACGGCACCTACTTAAACGTGCCTCTAACTGGGGGCGCAGGTTCAGGCGCAGTTGCAAACATTGTGGTTTCTGGCGGTGCAGTGACTGCGGTTACTTTAACGCAGGGTGGTACAGGTTACGTTGTTGGAAACACATTAAGCGCAGCAGCTTCCACAATTGGGGGCACGGGTTCTTCGTTCTCTATTCCGGTTGCGTCTGTAACTAACTCAGGCGGTACGTCTTGGCTAGGTGATAACTTTGATCCAGTGCTTTTGTACGCGTCTTTGGTTGAGGCTTACACCTACATGAAGGGTGAGACGGACATGATGGCGCTATACAACCAAAAGTTTATGGAAGCTCTTGCGTTGGCCAAGCGTTTGGGTGATGGCATGGAGCGTCAAGACGCTTATCGTTCTGGTCAGTTCCGTCAGAAGGTGACTTGATATGTCGATTATCCAGACTCAGACCACAAGCTTTAAGGCGCAGTTGTACCAAGGTATCCATGACCTGACGACTGATGTCATCAAGATTGCTTTGTACACAGCCAGTGCGGATTTGAATGAAGACACAACTGTATACAATTCAACCAATGAAGTACCCAACACAGGCACTTACTTTGCTGGTGGGGCACAGTTAACACCCATCACAGTCAGCACCTCTGGATACACAGCTTTTGTAGGTTTCCCGAATATCTCATGGACAGGCGCAATCACAGCACGATGTGCGTTGATTTATAACGATACCGTTGCTGGTAAGCCGTCCATAGCTGTGTTGGACTTTGGGTCTGACAAAACATCTGCCGTTACATTTACAATTACCATGCCCGCAAATACCGCTACGGCGGCTCTTATCAGGAGTTCAAATTGATTGTTACAACAACCAAAGGTGACATGGACGAATCATTGCTTGAAAAGCGTGAAGGTTCATTGGATAATGACAACGAAACAACCACATGGGTGGAGTATTGGTTGGACGGCGAATTAGTACATCGTTCTGCTCATGTGGCTTTGAAAAAATCCATGTTGGCGGGTCTTGAAGCAGCATCACTAGGATAAATCATGGCGAATACTCAAAGTATGTGCACCTCTTTCATGGGGCAGTTATTGAATGGTGGCCACCAATTTGGCGCTATTACGCTGACCAGCAGGGGTAGTTTGACTGCCCCAACTGTAGACACGTTTAAAGCGGCTTTGTATCTTGTTGGGGCAACAATGAATGCTTCTACTACGGTATACAGTGGGAGCAACGAAGTATCATCAGCCAACTATTCGGCTGGTGGTGTGGTAATTACCAACGCCAATGTGCCTGTAGCTACCAATGCTTCAGCTACCGCAGGGGTGGCGTATTGGACTCCTTCGGCAAGTATTGTCTATGGGACTAGTCTAGCGCCTGTAACCTTTGCTGCTTTTGATGCGGTGTTGATTTACAACGATACGCAGGGCGACACAGCGGTTAGCGTTCACACATTCAGTAGCCAGACCATTACGTCCGGGGTGTTTACGTTAACAATGCCGACAAGTTCAACGACAACTGCGTTATTGCGTTTGTCTACAACTTGATGTCATGTCTCTTGGATGGGGCGATGGTACATGGGGTAGTAGTGTCTGG